CTTTTCCGTTTCCGGAAAGCTGCTGACGGACTCTCTGATTTTCATAGCTGATTTTACAGGTGCAGTTATCATGCCGCCGCCAGAAGTCGGCAGGTTCAGAGCCGACAGAATACCGCCCGGCAACTTCGGCGCACCATGCACAGCATTTGGATGCGCCCGTTCTGCTGACATGGCATTTCAGACCGGCTTTCTGCCGAAAGTTCGCATTTTCCTGAATATAATCGTCATGGAACGTGTTCGCGATGTTAGCGATTGCATTTTCGGCGCGTCTCTGAATGACTTCCTGACTGACAGTAGTATCTTCCAGAGAGTGAGCCGCCTGACGGGCGCGTTCCTCCGGAAATTTTGGATTGATGGGATTGATGTGAATGTTCTGCTTCTGGTCGAGGGCTTTCTGCACCATGGACATGATTTCAAAAGCACGCATATGACCGCTTTTCAGCATCAGATAGCTGACTTCTTCGTTCAGACCGGAACCCGGAGAAACGGCATTCTGACTCAGAACAGAGCCGATTAAGGCAGAGAATTTCTGCCAGTAGGCGGCGGAATCAGCGAAATCAGCCTGTCCGGACTGGATTTTTTCCAGAAGAGAAGCAAGCTGTTTGTCATCTGCGGCGGTTTTATCAAGTTCAGTGAGAAGTTTCTGATAGAATTCCTGTTCGGTCATTCCGCATCACTCCTCAGCCCGGTCAGAGCGCGGATATTTCTTGCACCCATGAAGCCCTCCGATGCCTGATTGATTTTCAGGACGGCATCGCCCATCACGCCGAGCATGGAAGCATCAGGTTCAAAAATCGGCATCCAGCTGCACTGCGTATCTGCAAATGCGCTGCGTTCATAGCTGTACTGGTCACGGATACAGGCGGCTAAATATCCGGCATTCAGAAAGCCTGTGCCGAACGTTCTCTGTGCTTTTCGTGCAGTCAGTCTCAGATTTTCATGACTGGCGCGGATAGCATCCACAGAGGACGGATTTTCTGTCGTGAATCCTAAATCATCAAGGGTCAGACTGGTTTCCGCCGCAAAAAGTGAAGCAAGCATTTTCATCTGACTCAGAAACGGCTCGATATTTCCGCTCTGGAACTGTCCGAGAGACGGCGTTTTTCCGTTTTCATCTGCCGAGAAGCGCAGAAAACTGGAAAGTGTCGCCGCACGGTTATTGAATTCGGCATCTTCGGAAAGTCCGACAATATATTTCTGCGGAACGCTGTAGAATTCGGCAGCGACTTCTGTCCGGAGCATGGTGCGGAGCGCATTCTGCACGATGCCCATACAAGCGCGTGAGATTCTGGAATGACCGAAGGGACGTTTGGCATCCGGTCGGTAGATGACCGGTACAAGCAGCGGATACGGAGCCTTATGAGCCACCGAATCAGAAAGTTTTCCGTAAGTATAATAATCCGTCCGGAACGGCAGCAGATGAGCTTCCTGTTCGATAGTGCCGTTATCATCATATTTCAGAATAGCATAGCCTTCTGTGAGCAGATTTGTGACAGTATCAATCGAGCCGGTTGCGTTTTCACCGTCGATGACCTGAATTGCCGGATAGCCGTGCTGATTCCATCCGATATACAGGAAGCAGCAGGAAGAAATCAGAGCGGACAGAACAGCAGAATCATTGAGGATATCGGAATTATTGAGCCGGAAAATTTCAGAAATCTGCATGGTATCGTTATCGAAGCCATCGGGAACGATACGGTCAGCGAGGGAATCGACAGCTTTGGCACACCATCCGAGGGAATAGGAGAGTGACTGGAATTCAGGCGGAATGAGGGCAGAAATTTTCTGCATTTTATTTTTCATTTCGTAGTACTGATAGCGCAGATGAACGCGAATTTTTTTGGCATTTAGTTTACATCGCAGTTGATTAAGCGACAAAATATCTCGCCTCCCTATGGCAGAATTTCCCAGCGCAGAATTTTGAGCAGTGATTTGTGGAAGTGCGGGGACTTCCGGAACGGGGGTGCTCTCCCCCCATATGTACAGAAACACAAAAGCACCGGACTCTTATCCGATGCTTTTCATGAAGAATTGGAAAGTAATACTTTTTCGCACTGCTGCTAGTTTAAGTATATCATAATTTACAGGGATTATCAAGGATTAAGAGGGATTGATTTTCACACTGTCAATAGAATTTTTTCTGACATAATTCTGAATATGCGCAAGAGAATACTTCGTTTCCTGTGCAATCTGCGTTTCCGTTTTATAGCCGAGAAAGCGCATTCTCAGATAAGTCTGATACAGCGGACGGTGAACCTGTGCAATCGCTTCACGGATTTCGGATTCAATGGCAGTCAGTTCCTGTTCTGCATCCTGAATTTCGTCATCAATTTCGGAGATGGCAGTAAATTTCTGTTCCGTGCCGTTTCCGGAATGCTGACCGGAAATGCTGTCGTAGGAGATTCCGGCATATTCGGCTCTGGAAATGCGTTCCTGCCGTTCGGCATAAAGTCCGATGAGCTTTGTTCTCAGATTCCGCCCTCTGGACAGCCAGATGAGCTTCTGTTCCCGTTCTGTCAAATTCACCACTCCTTTTTCTGGATAACGAGTTCATAGCCGAGCGTATCGAGCACTTTGCAGATGCTCTCTAAACTCGCGGCGTGTTCAATGTGCATGTTATGCACGGCGGTTTCATGGACTTTGCTGAGATTGGCTAATTCCCGGATAGTCCGGATTTTTCTCTGGTTTGTCCATTCATCAATCAGCTGAGATATCTGCTGCCGGAGCATGTAGGCGTTCATGATTCTGATTCTCCTTCCGGCGGTTCAGGGAGCGGCATCCAGTAAGACGGCGTTACCATCAGCGGATAACCATAAGTATCACACCAGTACCCTTCATTGATGAATGCCATCGTGATTCTGTTGAATTCTTTTTTTGAACGGTTTAAGGCATCCAGAAGTGTTTCGCTTTCCTGAATGGTTATCATATCACTGCCATAAATCGCAACGATTACCATTGTGTCCGTGTCCGGCAGTCTGTCCTTGACGGAAATCCAGTCAGGCGAGCGTCTGTTCCATGCCTCGGCGGCTTCTTCTCTGGTAAAGAAATATTTGTTATCAGCGTTGTAAATAATGCAGTCAGAATTCGGACAAATTGCCTCGTATGCTTTCACTGACATTCCGGCATATTTTCCGCTTCTGGGATAGCGCATGTCCTGTTTGAGTTCTGCCTTTCCGCCGCAGAACGGGCATGGTTTGAGTTCAGTCATAGTTCATCTTTCCTTTCTGATTTTCGAGTTTTTCAATTTCGGTTCTGGTGAATACAGTATCGCCTGTCAGTGCGCCGATGCACTCGACAGCGAACCGGTATTTCTCCACAATATCAGAAGATTTTGAAATCTGGCTTCTGAGCATTTCGGATTTGATGATATTGCTGTTCCAGTCTTTGACGAACTGAAAATAATTATCATAAGTGTTTTTCTCATCCTGATACTGCCGGAACAGCTTGATTTTCAGCTTTTCGGCATCGGGTCTGGATAAGCCCTCGAATTTGAACGCATAATAGATTTGCCGGAGTTCGCTGAAATACTTGTATTCCACAGGCGGAAAAACACTGATTTCGATTGTTCCCTGATAGGCTTGTTTTTCGAGCGATTTCCAGACGGCAGAATTTGAGAAATCTGTTTTCATAAATGCTCCTTTCTGAGTGTGGAGGGTATGGAGGCTTATACCATACTCTTTTATATTTTTTTCATTTTTCATTTTTTTGTGCGTAGGTATATAAAAGCTTCCACACCCTCCACAATGGCTATTTTGCGTTGGTGTACCCTCCACAAATTTATTGCTTTATCGTTACTGTAGCATAGTCGGCATTCAAGGTTATGCCCTGATAATAATTCGCATCTCTTTTTTTAATTCTCTTGTAATCTTTATTTTCAAGTTCTTTGCCGAATTTCGTATTTGACATGAGATATTCGCTGTTGTTATGACACCACTGTGCATAGACGGCATACAGGACAGAAGCCTTGACTTCGCCGTTTCCGGTGATACAGCAGGCATCCAGAAACTTGGAAACAACGTCCATTTCTTTCCGGTATTCGCTGACGGCATCAAGGACTTTCTTCGGCATCTGCAAGCCCTCTTTCTGCCAGAGCAGACAGCCGTCAACCGCCCATTTCAGGATAGATTCGGATTCTTTGGCAAGCTTGTATTTCAGATTTCTGTCGACTCGATTCGCCGGAATATCGAGCTGAAACGGAATTAAATGAATTCTCCGCCAGATGCCTTTGTCCGTTCCTCTGATTGTGGGCTTATGGTTGGTCGCCATCCACAGCTTGAACTCCGGATGAAACTCGAATTCTTCGCAGTAAAGCTTCCGGACGGTCATAATATCATCGCCGGTCATCTGCTTGATTAACGGCTCATTCAGGCGGACACCCTCAGCGGATTCTGAACAGGTCACAAGCCGTGAACCCTGCAATCTGGCAAGGTCAGAACTTGCCGAATTTCCGGCTTTATTCTGCATCATGACGGTATCCGCCTGAATATTGCTTGCATAATCGCCGAAGATATGCCGGAGCATTTCCAGAAAAATAGATTTGCCGTTATTGCCCGTACCATAGAGGAAAAATGCGCACTGTTCCGCATTCGAGCCTGAAAGCGAATAGCCGACAGCCTTCTGCACATACCGGATTAATTCTTTATCGCTGAGAAAGATTTCGTCTAAGAATTTCAGCCAGCGTTCCGGCTTCGGAGCATCGGCAATATAGGGAATCGGGATTTGTTTCGTCAGAAAATAGGCACTGTCATGCGGTTTTAATTCGCCTGTTTTCAAGTCGAGAACGCCGTTCTTCACACCGATGATTGTCCGGTCTCTGTCGAGCTGTTCCGGCAGAACGGGCATGAAATGCGCCGCACCTACGACCATATTTTTACGGGCATTCTGGCTTCTGGTCTTCTTGATATGCTTTTTGAAAGCCTTCTGCATGTCCTCGTTTTCGGCATAGACTCTGGCAGTGTCTTCCTGTTCCATGCGCTGAATCACACAATCAGCAAGGGTCTGACAGTATTCAAAATTATCACGATACCACTTGCCGTTCTCATAGTACAGAAATTTATGCTCGGTATAGAAAAATTTCAGCATATGCCCGAACATATCAAGCAGTCGTTCGGAGTTGCCTAAATCGTCGAATTTGTACATCTTTCCGACTGGTGTCGATTTTGCAGGCGGTGCGGATTTCTTCTTGATTTTCAGGGATTTATCCTGAATCTGATTTTTCGGCTGATAGCATTCACTGCAACTGGAAATTGCCTTCTGAATGGTCAATGCGCCGTAAGTCGAGCCGGACTGTTTTCTGTCCCATTTTTTGCGCATTAAGCCGGAATTTCGATAGATTTCGTCCATTTTTCCGGCATCACCTGCGCACCAGAAAGCAAGCATATTACAAAAAGCAATATCGGCTTCTGACTGTGACGGATATTCCGAAAAATCGCCCTGATACAGACTTTCAAATTTCGCACCGTTGGCAGAATTACGGGCTTTTTCGATAATTTCCTGCACAGAAAGACTTGTTTCAGAAAGCGTCATCTGACTGGGATTTTCAGTATTTTCAGAACCGCCTAAATACTTCTGATGCAACGGCTTGATTTCTTCGGTTCTGTCCGGAATGTCCTCACGGTCAGAAATAACATTGCCCGTCATGACGAAAAAGCGACCGCTGTCGTACATCTCGATTTTGCCGTTTCTGCGCCGTCCTGCCGGAAGTCTGCC